CGGTTGAGCAGATCGCCTTCGGTGGAGGTGTCGAGGATGTTGTACTCAACGACCCGCGACACGTCTTCGGCGTAGGTCACCTGGTTGCCCGGGCTCTCCCATTGCTTGACCTTGGCCAGCGCGGCAATCGCCAGGCTGGATGGCGCGAGGAATACGTTCTTCTTCGCGGCTTTCGAGTACACGGCAGGCATGTTGTGCACCACCAGGCAACGGTCGAAACCGAGATCCGCACCGCCCAGCTCCTGGCTGTACAGCACCTGATCGGCGACCGAGACGTCCTTGCCGTCCAGCACCACACGGGCCTTGATGCGCTTGCCGAACGAGGCGAACTCGCTGGCCACCGCCTTGGTGCCGGTGAAGCCCGGCGCGCCGATGATGGTCAGGTCTTCCGGGACGCTGCCCAGTGCCGCCAGACCGAGCTTGCGGCCGGTGGCTGGCTCAACACCGCCGATTACCGCGTTGACGGTATCGGCCGGGGTCGCGCCCGCTTCGACGATCACCACGTACACCGGCACCTTCACCACTTTGAGGATCTGGTAAACGGCGTGGTACAGGGTGCCCTCTTCCGAACCGGTCGGATCGAGCAGCGCGTGGGTGGTGAAGCTGTTGATGCGAAACGGTGCGTTACGCGGAATCAGCGGATCGGCCTTCGGCGCGGTGCCGACCAGACCGATGACGTTGTCGCCCAGGCCACCCATGGCCTCGGGGGATTCGGTGGCATTGACGGTAATGCCGTTGTGCTCGAAGTTCAGAACCTCAGCCATAGTCAGTCAGCCTTCTTGGCAGCGGCCTTCACGGCCTTGGTGGTAGGTGTTTTCAGCTCCAGTCGACCGGCGCTGTGCAGGGCACTGGCCTCGACATCGAGCAGATCGAGTTCCTGGCCGACACTCGACCAGTGCCCACCGCCGGTGGGGAATGGAACGAGCACGGTGTAGGTTTGGCGGGTTGCCATTTTTCGTTTCTCCATAAACGGGAAAGCCCCTCGTTGGGAGGGGCTTGGTGGGTGTTGAATGTGTTGGGCGGACAAGAAAATGCCCCGGGGTGCGGGGCGTTTTATTGAGGCTCGGAGGTCGGTGAAGCTGGCATGGAATCGGGCCAGCCTTCCTTGAGCATTTCATCGGAGTACGTGCCGTGCTCGATTGCCTGGAGCAACTCCAGTTCGCGATCGAAACAAGCCTGCACGTGCGCCCTGACAGCCTGCGCAATTGAGAGAATCTGTGCGGCACCGATTTCGACGAAACCGCTAAGGGTTTTAAAATTGCAGCGGTACTGCGGATCAAGTACTGCGGAGAGACCTGTGCTTGCGATCAAAGCCTGACTCTCACGAGAGGTCTCGATGCGCAATCCCTCTACGGCAATACCTGATGCTTCCCGGGTGAAACGCTCAGCCGCAAACAGAGCCGCATAATCGGGTTCGATGTGAGGGAAAGGTAACTTGACCACGTCACCGTCAACCAACTTCCAGACACCGTCCCTCTCTGTTCTGGTCGCCAGAAATACCGCGTCACTGAGTTCAATTGCCTGCTCAGGAATCACGCTATGAATATCGGAGTCATACCGACCGGTCAGGTCTCCGTGCTCATCAAATGTTGCGAATTTCATAAATAGACCTCGTCACTCCGTTGTATTAGCGACCCACTGCAAAGTAGTAAAACTGTGCAGGTCCCTGACCCAGATTACGAATGGTCACGTTCGCTTTACTGATCCCTTTGATTTGCCCGATGTAGGTCGATCCGACGGGAGCGTCCACGGCCGTATTGGGGTAAGTGATAAATACTGACGGGTTGACCATTGGGTAGGCGACCGGAAACGCCTGCAAGTAATTGGCTCCGGATGCGATGGCGGTCGTCATCCCCCACTGGAGGGTCAAGCCTCCGAGCCAGGTTGGGAAAATGACATAGCTGCCGCTCATGTCGCCGGAAACACTGATGGAGAAACCCCAGCGCATTTTTTTCGGGGTCACGAAGGTTTTATCGTCGGCACCTGCATCGACCTGTGCCTGGGTCGCAACCGTCGCAGTGCCTTGATTGAGTTCGGTAGCCTGCTGCGCCAGACCGGACAACGCAGCTACATCAATACTTCCCTGATTGACCGGGGCGTTCCAGGCCTTGATGCACCACATGACAGCCAGGTTGCGCGGACGGGTGCCAACCAGGTGCCCATCAGTAAACAGCGCCGCCTGATTCAGCGAAACCGGGGAGGTGATTTCGCCAGAAGAGAAAAATGCGGCAGGATAGTCGGCCGCAAAGGCAACGTCGCCTCCGAGTACCGGGTGAGACTTCCCGCTATTGTCTGGATTGAGTTTCCACGATGAGGCCGCAGCTTGGATAGCCTGCGCTGTCGAGGTCACTGCATCGTGCGCAACCAACGTCGCTTTTTGCCAGCTACCGATTGTCCGACCAGCGTCAACACCGCGACCATGATCCCAACCTCGCAGGAATTCGCCGCGAGATTCCGGCAACCGGAAATTCCCGGCCCCCTCATCGCCCTTGTTGAATGTAGTGCCGAGATACGCCGCCAGATCCGGATAGGTCGCAATGCTCTGCACACTGCCGTCCAGCTCCAGATAACCGGCAGGAACGACACCCGTTGGAAACGACAGAACAGCACCGACCGGAACAGAGGATTTGAGCTGTGCGACTTCATTGGCCAGCGCGGCTACGTCAATGCTTCCCTGATTGACCGGGGCGTTCCAGGCCTTGATACACCACATGACCGCAATGCTGCGCGGACGGGTTTCCGATCCGCCAGTGGCTGTCGTTGTCGGTGTTCCGTTGCTGTCCGAGCGGTTGCCCCGAGCCACCTTGTCCTGGCCCAGTCCGGCCGGATTGGCAGGCGCGTCAATCTGGTGGACGTGAGACTTCAGCTCATCGGGCGCCCAGCTACCAATCGTCCGACCCGGGTCTATACCACGCCCATGATCCCAACCCCGCAGGAACTCACCGCGTGATTCCGGCAACCGGAAGTTGCCAGCGCCCTCATCACCCTTGTTGTAAGTGGTGCCGAGATACGCTGCCAGATCCGGATACGTCGAAGTGCTCTGTACACTGCCATTGAGCTCAAGAAAACCGGGCGGCACAATCCCCGTCGGGAACGCCATGACGGCCCCCACCGGAACGGCAGATCCGAGGCGTGACACTTCCTTGACCAATGCCGCTACGTCGATGTTTCCTTGATTGATCGGGGCATTCCAGGCTTTGATGCACCACATGACGGAGACGTTGCGCGGACGGTTTTCAGTGGCGGTCCGAGCCTGTCGGGCGTTGTCAAAATCGATACTGGTGTAGGCGTCAGCTGCAACATTGACACCCTTGGACACGCCGGATTTAACGCCGCCATAAACACCGTTGAGCGCTTGGCCGAGCCCAGTGGAATCCGCTGCTGCAATGGCACCGGTCAGGCGCTGCATGGCGTCCAGCTGACTGGTGCCCAACTGCCGCCCGGCATCCACCCCACGCCCATGATCCCAACCGCGCAAAAACTCCCCACGCGCCTCAGGCAACCGGAAATTCCCGACGCCCTCATCACCCTTGTTGAACTTGCCGCCCAGATAGGCGCTCAAGTCCGGGTAAGTCGCGCTGCTCTTGACGCTGTTGTCCAACTCCAGAAAGCCCGGCGGTGGTGTATCGACGGGGAACGCAACAATCGAACCCACCGGCAACGCCGACGCCTTGGCAATCAACGATTCGACTTCAGCCTTGGTGTACGAATCCTTGATGCCGAAACCGGCCAGCGTGTCGGGATTCGAGCCGGCCGTCGCGCGGCCATATTCGTCGACGCTCAGACTCTTGTAAGTCCCGGCAGCAATCCCGGTGCGCCCTGCCAGCATCTTGAATGTCAGCGCAGTAGTGCCGAGGGTGATCGGCGCATTGGTGGTCAGGTGCCACAGCGAATCGCCGTTGAGCGCTCCCTCCTCCACCATCACCGTCAGGCCCGGTGTGACCTTGGCGCTGACGTTGGCATCGTTGGCCCGAACCCAGTCGCCGTTGGCGACGATCCACAGACCGTTGTCTTTCGCCAACGTCTGGTTCGGC